CTGCTGTATTAGCCCCAGCCAGAGTACCATATACGTTAGTCCCCGAGATGGTAGCACCCTTCACCATACCAGAGGCTGTTAGGGTAGTCACAGCTGCTGTATTAGCCCCAGCCAGAGTACCATATACATTGGTCCCTGAAATAGTAGCACCCTTTACCATAGCAGAAGCGGTTAGGGTAGTCACTGCTGCTGTATTAGCCCCAGCTAGGGTACCATATACATTGGTCCCCGAAATAGTAGCACCCTTTACCATAGCAGAGGCAGTAACACTAGTCGCCGTGACATCTTCGAAACTGGCATGTTGACCAACAATCTTTTTCGCAATACCCATACCACCCGCAACAATGAGTGCACCTGTTGTTGTTGTAGTGGCATCGGTTGTAGAACCCACATAAACATTACCAACCGCATGAAGATTTGCATCGGGTGAGTCAGTATCTAAACCAATCCTACTCGTAGAGGCGTCAACATATAGAGTGTTGGTATTTACATAGAAATCACCACCACTCGTAATTCTGGCTTTTTCAGTGTTATTTATTTTGAAACTAACATTTTGACCAGACTTCGCATTAATATGTGTTGTACCAGCAGCTGATTGTTTAAGTGCATAGTTTGTTGTAGTGTTATTGTCAACATGTGCAAAAGAAGCATGGTCACTTTGACCCATAAAACCTATCGCGGAACGTCCAATATATGAGGTTTCATCCGCATCATATCCCGCATAAATATTACTCGTATGAATGTTAGCAGCTACACCGAGACCACCAGCAACAATCAGAGCACCCGTAGTTTTAGACGAAGAGACGGTTGTATCTGTGATATTGACATCACCAGCAACTTGAAGCTTTGAAGTTGGATCCGCCTCTGCAATACCAATATTTCCATTTGATTTAAAAACCATATAATTATCCCCATTTATGGCATCATTTTGATCTTGGTGTGCAATTTTTAAAGAATCCGTGATGGCATTTTGAGCTATTCTCCAACCATACCGTGTTGATTCGGTTAATTTAATACCAGATTCGGTTACGGGAGAACCACCAGATCCGGATCTAAGACGTATGAACGCATCATGGTCACCACTTACTGCTGCTATATCTAAAAGTTCACTCGGAGTCTTAGTGCCAATTCCCACGTTCGAAGTCAATGTATTTACAAATAGATTTGCAGTACCAACTTCAAGATTTGATGATATGTGTGCGTTTGAACCAACATTTAGATTTTTTTGAGTACTGATACCACCCACAACCTTTAGGGCACCCGTTGTTGCTGAGTCTGAAGTAGTATTATCTAGAATGACTACACTATTCGAGACAACGTCTTCCACGAAGACATTTTTACCATGAATATTCTTAGCAACGCCTAGACCACCAGTGACAATTAGGGCACCAGTGGTTTTAGAAGTGGCATCTGTGGCTGAGATTACCTTAGCGACAGCCCCAACATTTAGGTTTCCTTGTGTACTGATACCACCCACAACCTTTAGAGCACCTGTAGTCGCTGAGGATGACGTAGTATTGTCAGTTATAGTGACACTATCAGCCTCAACATCTTCAAAATTGGCGTGTAAAGCATGAATATTCTTCGAAATACCTACACCACCAGCTACAATTAGGGCGCCAGTGCCTCGAGAAGTGGCATCTGTGGTTGAGAGTGTCCCGATTCTTCCCCCGCTAGTGACTGTTCCCTCAACGTTCAAGTTTTCTTGTGTACTGATACCACCCACAACCTTTAGGGCGCCAGTGGTTACTGAAGTGGATGTAGTGTTATCAGTGATAGTGACACTATCAGCTTCGACATCCTCAAGGTTGGCGTGTGTGGCGTGAATATCACCCACAACACCCAAACCACCACCTATGGTCACCGCACCGGTGGTTTTAGATGAAGATGCAGTTGTACTCGTAACTCCTAGAGTACCATTTATATTAACTGCGATTGCGTTTGATGTATTCATAATAACTGGAGAATTATTAGCACTACTGAGAGTATGACCAATTTCAAGGTTGGATGTAGAGAAATCATAAATCACAGCGACATTACCTTTATTCCCACTTGTTAAGGGATTATTCATAAGTATACCGGTGTCCAAACCAGTTGTATTACCCTTACCAAGTTCAATTATAGGATCTTGAACTACAAGATTGTTTGCATTAATAACTGTTGTATTTCCTGTAACGACTAAATTACCGGTTAATGTGAGGTTACCACAATGAACGTTTCCGGCTACACCTAAACCACCAGCAACCTTGAGAGCACCAGTTGTTTGATTGTAAGATAATGTAGTGTCTGTAATGTCTACACTATCAGCTTCTACATCTTCAAAATTAGCGTTTAAAGCATGAATATTCTTAGAAATACCCACACCACCAGTGACAATTAGGGCACCAGTGGTTTTAGAAGATGCATCTGTAGCGGATAACACCTTAGCAACAGCTCCAACATTCAGGTTTTCTTGAGTACTGATACCACCCACAACTTGGAGGGCACCCGTAGTAGCCGAAGTTGAAGTAGTAGTACCACCAACATTCAGGTTTTCTTGAGTACTGATACCACCCACAACCTTTAGGGCACCAGTGGTTGCGGAGGATGAAGTAGTTGTATCTAAAATGACTACGCTATTTGAGACGACATCTTCAACGAAAACATTCTTACCGTGAATATTTTTAGAAATACCTATACCACCAGTGACAATTAGGGCACCAGTGGTTTTAGAAGTAGAATCAGTTGCAGATAATACTTTTGTGACGGCCCCAACATTTAAGTTTTCTTCGGTACTGATACCACCGGCAACTTTAAGGGCACCAGTTGTAGCAGAGGTTGAAGTCGTAGTATCAGTGATACCAACTCCACCAGAAACGACTAAAACATTTGTACCATAATCATCGACGTAAAGATTCGAACCGACACTCAAAGTATGAGAAGCTAAAGAATTGGATATACCTACATTACCAGAAGTAACAAATGCAACTGTATTATTATAAAAAATCATAGAATTAGCTGTAACATTACCTTGTCTTGTTGCACCTTGAAGACTCACATCGGTTATGAGACTTGATGCGGGTTCTCCGGACTCTACCAGTTCTTTTGTATTGGTGTTATACATCATGAGAACAACTTCGGGTTTAGATTGATAATCTTCGTCATTACGAACAGGTGCAATATAAAGAGACCCACCTTGTGATGCATCAATCGCAGTATTACTCGCATTTAGAACGATCGTGTTTTCACCCTGGTCTTCTTGGGCATGTTTACCAAACCTAATTTTGGTTGACCTCTCAACGGTCGGTAAGGTCTTGACCATTTAGTATAAGGTTGTATTTTAATTTGCATAAAGTAAACCAGCCATTCCATTTTCGACTCTCAAGATATTATAATTTACTGCATAAATAGGGTCGTTAATGTTCATAGACTCACTCATGATAGTAGCTGACGATACACGACTGAAATTTAGGGTTCCTGTGGGCTGTAAGCTGGAGGTTGAGAGGCAGAAACAATAAAGAAAGAAATCTGGAGAAGTTACGAAGTTTGTGTGATAATAACTCGTGACGTCTATAAAATGTGGTTTACCCCATTTGTAGTTACTTACATCGAGACCGTTAATGTTTAATTTAACTTTGTTTGTGGGAGATGTGAGGGCGCCATCTGTTGTTGTATCCGATGATGCTAAATATTTTACTGGATGATTAAACGTAAGTTCTTGAACTAAAGTACCCGAAGCAACATTTTTTTGGACTTGTGTTATGAGGAGATCATGTTTTCTAGATGCAACCTGACCACGCTCCTCATTGTCAAGGTAATAATAATTCGCGAAACATTCAACGTTATAATTTGAAGCTGCTGTAGCCCAATGGATCCTAATTTCAACATTATGATAGTTTAGGGCTACAAGGGGTAGAGCGCATTGCGGCCCCTCACAGAAAAAGAACCTGAGAGGGTAAAAAAACGAGCGCGCAGAAATACCCGGGTGTGTACCGTTCGCACTCCTAGATACATTTTGTGCAAATGTATCAATAGCAATCTTCTCTGTGAAAATTGCATCTTGGGTATCAATAACGGAACCACCTATTAAAAGCTCAACTTTATCGATAATGGTATCCCATCGTTGAATATCGAGGGCTTGGGTTTTGTCATCGAGTGTAAAATACACGTAACTGAGAAGATCACCAGATCTCTCAAATTGGATGCTAGACATAGAATTGTTTTTCACCGCTCCGTGGATGGTTTGTTTTTCAACGGATTGTGAAAAATTAGCATGGCGTTTGAATGTTGAACTGAAGAAAGATATTTCAGGATTACCCATGATATATTTATCCTGGGCACCTATAGCAATCAATTGAACAACACCGGCAGACATGGTAATACTAATTTAAGGGGAGAAAAATTACAGGTTGGGTTTTCTACAGACGAAACGAAGGACTAAAAAATTATTTTCAGCGGGATTTGGTGGTGTTATAAGAACACCACTTTGATTGCGAATACTGATAGTGAGACGATCAATTCTTCGAATAGGGTTTACGTATTGCACTGCAATTGGGTAATCATCTTTGAAACTTATTATACCAGTATCATCTGTAGTCACAATACTGGCAAAAGATTTTCGAAGCATACCTAACGATGCCTGACCTTCATAAACATTGGTAGCGCGATCATTAAATGTAGAATTCAACTCATCAATAGAAATGTAACAATGTTCACTTCCATTAGCTGGTGTGACTGTATTAATTCGAGCGGCTAGAAGTCGAGCCTGTACAACATTTTTTAGAGGCTGACTCAAAAAACACGTCCATGTGTTCGCACTAGTCTGATTAAGAGTATCAATTGTGATGGTATGATATTCATAGTTTAGATCGGGAATCATATCAGTTGGCGATGTAATCAGGGCCATTTATTATTAGCTTAGATTAAAGATCCACCAATTCCATCCACGATATCATATCCGGCATGATCACCTACAAGTTTTTGGGCACCACAAAGACCACCTGGGGTAAGACCAACCGAGTAAGGGCTGTCCTCCTTGCCTGAACCAGCGGTACATTCAAGGTCGGGCTTGAGGTCGAAGAGAGATTCTTCACTGACAGGTGTAATGGTAATTGGCCTGGGCTGATAATTCGCGGTCTTCACAGTCATAACAGACAGAACGAAGATGAGGGTCATCAAAACCGCGATGGCCATGAGAGCATTGCGATCACTCTTGTTGAGGTTAAGATTAAACATTTATAATAGACATAGATTTTTTTAAAGTGCGTTAAAGAGATTTTCTTAGTTTCTAATTAGACAGTAGATGGACGAAGAAATCGTACTCGATAGGGGTCAAACGACTGTGATGAAATTAGATGCTGATGAACAGGCCCTGATGGATGAGATTCAAATTTCTGCACCACGATCAAAACCTGTACCTCGACCCACAAGGCCTATGCAAAGACCTCAACAATCTTTTCAGGGTCAGGAGGC